CACGTCGGTGATGCCGTTGGGTTGGGTGCTGATCAGGATGTCGCCAACGATGAAGGGGTGAATGACTCCCGCCATGCGTCCGTTCTCAAAGGGAAGCGCGTTGACGGCGGTTAGAGATTGCACCATCGAAGTGATGTCCTGCGCGACAAGGTTGGTGCCTAGCGGGGTGTGAGCTACCAGTGCATCGACGACGTTGGCTCCGTCGGCGGTGTTTTGAATGATGATGTTGATTAGCTGCGCCAAGCGATAGGCCATCTGCACTCCCAACGCTTCCAGCGCGGGGTCGATGGCGGTTTGAATGGCGTACGTCGAGATGTTCGCGTAATCGGCATAGTTGCCGATGGTGGACGTGTTCTGTACGACCGTAACCGTGAGGCCGGTTTGGATCGTTCCTTCCGGTGCCTGGGTGAGCGGAGGCGCGGGAAGATTCTGATACATATACAGCACCAACTTATTACCGGAGTTCTCGTCAATGGAGCGGCGTGCGGTACAGCGCACCCATGGCGTCTCCGCTTTAAGGTTCTCTACGAAAACCTTGTCGAAGCTGGTCACTACCGATTGCGGCAGGTTGGTGGTCAAGTTGGATGCTGGCGAGACGCCAACGGCCAACGCTCCATGGACGCGATATTGCGCCACGCTATGGGTCCAGACGAAGAGTTGTCCGCCGATGGCGGCGGCAAACTCAATGAATGGGATAACTATACTTTTGGCAAACTTCTTGCCGTACTCGGTGGCTCTCGATGTGTCTTGCATGTGACCATCCCCCTCTGTTGGGAAGTCACGCGCCTAGGGCATCAACCGCTTTTTTAAAGGCTGGGTCTCGCAATCTCTCTTGATACTCCGCCCTTGACATACGCTCGATGTCTGCGCGTGTGATCTTCTTCGGCGTAGGCGGCGGGGGTGGGGAAGCGGATGCGTCACTGCTCCTAATCCCTGTCGATACGCTGCGTGGTCTGCTCGTATTTGTAGGAGAGGGAGGATTAGGCTCCGGCGATTCTTCGCGCATCTGTCCGTTCTGTTTGGGTCCATCGGTTGGCTCCGCTGGCCACGCGATGAGTTCGCCTTGGTCTTGGAGGGTTTGGAAAACCAGAGTGAGGTTATTCCGCGTGAGGTCTAGTTGGCTGTCTTTCAACGCGCCAAAGAGTTTGTCACGGTTCTGTTGTACGGGGTAGTAATCGGGTGTGTCTTTCATGAAGGCAACGGCTTCGTCTTTGTAGTACTGGTCGCGCTGTTCGTCGGTCATGTTGGCTAAACGTGTAGTTATTTCACGCGGGGAGGCTCCCTGCGCGTGAGTTACGATTTCCGTCACGGCTTCCACTACTCTGTCAGGATCGGTGATTTCCGTCGATAGGCGGAGCTTGTCGGCGGAGGTTAGTTCTTTGGTTTCGGTTTTGAGCGGTTGGGGAATCCTCGCACGGTCGGGCCGTCGCAGACGGCTGATTTCGCGGTTGGCGTTGGCTTGCGAATGCAGTAGTGCATCTGCCACTTCCTTGTAGGTCTTCCCTTTGAAGGTGGAGATTCTGGCTCCACTGGCATTTTCGATGACGGCTATGTAGTCGCCGTTTTCATCGGGTTCTCCGTCATTCAGCCATTCGTATTTCATCATCAGCCTCGCACTCGATCCAAACGGGCCATCTCTAGCTCGTCGCCTTCGGATAACATCGGCCTCGTTGGATCAAGAATGTTTTCCAATAACTGTTGCTCTGCGGTTAAGTTAGGCAGCGTGGGGGTTCTCGCGTTGCTGTTGAGGTAGAGGGATATTTCGTCGTCCACTTTCTGTTGCAGGTGGGTGAAGATTTGCCATGCTGCTTTCGCCATCTTGTGGTTGGCTAGTACCTCGGCCTCGGCCTCGGCGTTGGTGTTGATGAGTTGGGTTTCGATTTCGATACAGCACATTTCCATCACGTCAAGGACATCCGCCCATGCCTCGCTGTTGCGTACTTGAAACAGATTGCGGCGTTGCAGCGCGGTTAGTTCCGCTGTCACTCCGAATCGTCTCTCGCTGCGGATGGTGGTCTCGATCATGCGATGGCTTCCTTTTCTTCGTTGGCGTCGTACTTGGCTAGGCGCTCGGCGGTGCCGGGGGGCAATGTAGTTGTTGTGGTTTCCTGTCCTGCCAAAAATTTCATCTCCGCAAGGGTGACCTTGCGCGGGTCGCGGAGCATGTATCCAAGACTCAGGCAGATGTCGCCTAGCTGCGTGAGGCGGAGGAAGTATTTGCCGCTTTCCTTAAGGTCGGTCCATGTGAGGTCTTCAATCAGGCCACGCTCCCACAGCGGGTCAACGATCTGCTCCAGCGTTAACACGTCGTCATCGTCGCGCATTGCGCCCTTGCCGATTGCGCCCAAGTTGTCGCGTAGCCTCTGCGCTCTCAACATCTCCAGAGCGCGTTGATGGCGCGGCGGTATGGGCATGAAGTTAGGGTGTTCCATTTACCCTCCCGGTGACGATCCGAAAAACTGGCTGGCTTGCATTTGGCGCTCGTCGGCGGTGCGCTCGGCAAAGCTGCTGGCGCGTTCGAGCGGCGATTCGACAAGCGTTTTGTGGGTGGTGTCTACGGATTTGCTGGCAATTCTCCCGGCGATTTTTTTGTCTTCCAACTCCATATCGTTCTGATGCTTCTGTTGCAGTTGGGCGGAGTCGGCTTGGGCTTTGATCGCGGCGGGGTTTTGCGCGGCCATGGTCTGCATTTCCTGTTGCGTCATGGGAACAACAAGATCGGCGCGGTTCTTCCATTCGCTCATATCCAGCACCATCTTTACCAACTCCATGACGTTGACCTTGTAGCCAACGGCGCTTAGTTGCTGGATGAGTGCCTGATTGCCGAAGACTTCCAACAGGAAGGGAAGGGCTTGCGCCATGCGGTTGCGGGCTGCGAGTTTTGTACCTGCGAGGGTTTCAAATTTGACGTTGGTCGCCATGAAGTCCCCGAAGTCGGGGATGAGGTCTTTGGTGCGCTCCCCAATGCGGTCGCGGATTTCCTGTATCGGCATCCGCTCTTTCACCATCTGAAAGAGGAAGTTGAGGAAGGGCAGGAATACCCCGTCGATGAAGCGTTCTACCGGGCTTTGTAGACGCCCGCTGGAGGCGGCTTGGAGCATCCCGGCTCCGGTGCCGGAATGCCCCACGCTGCTGCCGCGACCGGGGAGAACACCTTGCACGGTGGCTTGGTCGGCTCCGGTTGCGCCTTCGCTCGATCCCACGACCGCTTGAATCGCTCGCCAGCCATCGGGCGGTACTACCGGCTGCGGGACCAACGAGATTGCTTTGGTGGCGTCGTTGCCGTCCACCATGCGTATGCCTCCTAGCCTTCGCCGCTGGTCCTGAGTCGGCACATTCGCCCCTCGTGCGATGGCATACTCCGGCTGTACCGCGAAGGCTAGGATGTCGAGAATGGCGTTTATCATCCCCTGTTCCACGCGCTGGTCCGCGCCGGAGATGCGACCTACTCCCATGCCGTATCCGCTGTTTTCGATGTCCCAGTAATTGGCGGAGAGGAAGGGCTTTTCGGGGAGCTTGTGTTTGCCGTTGCGGATGACGCACTTCTGTTGCAGGACAACCCGCACTTGCGTTTTGTCAAACCACTCCAATACCTGCATGGGTTTCAGGAGCGGGTCTTCTGACCAATCGGTATCCTGCTCGGCGGCGTGGTGAACGCTGGTGTTAGCCGTCATCGACTCCTCAGTCCCGAAGATGGGTTTTGTCTGCTCCTCGTCCGACATAAAAATGTGGCGGAGGATGTCGTCGCTCGGGATGTCGTAGTCGGGGTTCTCACGGAGTTTGGTGAGGTCATCGTAATTGAGGTAATTGCGATGGATGATGAATTTTGCCTTCCACAACTGATTCGGATTCTTCCATTTGGGGTCAATGAAAACCTCCCCCAGTTCGCATTTCTCGAAGGTGGGCCGGTTGCGGGTAACTTCTTCCTCTACGGCTTCAAACTCGTCCGACTCCTCGGTAAACACCGTCATGGGCTGGCCTAGCGGCATCGGCACTTGCGGCGGCGCTTTCTTTCTCCGATAGTGGGTCTCCAGTTTGGTCTCTGTCTCCCATCCGATTTTGTAGATGACGGTGCCGGAGTTGACCATCCCCTGAATGCCATAACTACACTCTTGCTTGAAGTTGATTTCGTCTATCAGTTCGGAGACTAGATCGGTCCACGCTCTTACCGTGTCCTGATGGGTGGCGGGGCGGGGCCGCACTAGAAACGGGGTGGTGTCCGAAAAAATCGCCCCTGCTATGGCGGGGGCGAGTGAGTTGGTTTGCTTGGCAACCGTAAACCTTGAGACGTTCGACCGGGTAACCGATGACCCCTCGAAAACGCTCATACTGCGGGGCGACTGGTAGAGAATGTCGCTTTCGGTCCATTGCAGCGGCCAACGTCGATCATCCTGCCATTGGCTGGCCCGTTCGTAGTCCTGTACCACGATGCTGATAACGGCGGCGTCGGTGTACTTCGGCGGGATGGTTGGATCGCTGGAGGTCGCCACATCGCCCGGTAGAACGGGGGCGTGTGGGTTGCTCTCCATCTCCAGAACGGACGCGGCCATACCTGCACCCTTAAACCGTAAATGCGCTGTGACGGGTTCCGGGTCCGGGGTTAGTGCGTTCGCTCCGGCCACTTCCGTTGTTTATGGCACTCCCTTTTTTTGGGGGTGCGTTCAGACTGGAAGAGACGACAACTGCGTGCAACAAGTTTCGGGGATAATAAAACCTTTGTGACGATAGTACAACCTAGGCTGTGCAACAGCTTACGGCTTTAGCGAAAACTAGGCGAAACCCTACTCCAGCCCCGGCATGATTACCTCAAGCCCCTGATCGTTGAAGGCGTGTTCCTCGTAGCTCGCGTTTGGCTCCATCTCCTCCGGCTCCGGCTCGGGCGGGGAGTACGCCCCGCGTCCGTAGATGAGGTTGTATTTGTCGCGCTGCATCATCATCTCCCATGCGAGGTCTTCTTCGTCTAGCTCCTCGGCGGCGATGCTTACCGGAAGGTGATCGGCAACGCGGGCCACGACATCGGGTAGGCCGTCGTCCGGGGACATCCCGTATTGCACGAAGCCCTCGATGAGCGGTTTGGTCTTGAGCGCGTTGGAGAAGAACAGCCGTGAGGTTGCCAGCAACGGCTCTAGGTGGCGGATGCGGGTGTCGCGTTCGGCGGCGTCGGCCTCAAACTCAATCCACGTTATGGTGATGTTCCAACCCGTAGTCAAACTGTAGTTATTGATTGCGGGTTGCATCAGCCGCGCACCCGGCGATTCCTCGATGGAGATGTTATGCAACCCGTTCCGCCGTGCCGTGTCGTGGATGACTTTGGCTAGGATGGATGGTTTGTAGTGGCCCTGCAAAGTCTCCGCGATATACATGCGGTTCCGCTGCATAATGCCTACCGCGCCGGAGGTCGTAAGCCAGTTGATGCTCCGGCAGGGAACCCGGAAGTGGAGGAAACGTTGCCCCTCCATGGGGAGGTCGCCTTCGTCCACCATCGCCGCTAACATTTGCGCCTCGGTGAAGACAAGCTCGGCGGCTCCGTAGCTGTCGAGCATGTATTGGCTCATGAAAAACTCGTAGTCGGCCTCATACTCCTCCCGCAGAAATTCATAGCTGAGGATGGCAGGGAAGAGGAGTTCGATTTCGTGTTCGGCAGGGAAGCCGTTGGGGTCCAGGCGCTCGCCGTTCAATAGTCGAAGAGCGGGTTTGAAGACGCGGTGATAGCTTCCCGGCCTCGCCGTCAAAACCTCATCGCTGAAGGTGTCTCCCAAACCATAGGGGGTTCCGATCTTGATTTCAAAGCCGGTCGGTTTCAGGATTTTGCGGGTGAGTTTATACGCCTTGGTGATGGCTACCCGGCCCTCGAACTTGCGCGAGTTGCGGTTGGTGTTGATGTCGTCGTAGATCAACACGTCGGGGTGCCATCCGGTGACGTTGGAGTCGATGGAGTTGGCCCATATCAGCGGCTCGATGATCTTGGGGTCGTGCTGGCGTAGCTGGCAGGTGAATTGCCCCGGAATCTTCGACGGTCGCGGTACACATAGCTCGGGAAAGAGGGATTGAAACAGGGTGCGCGGTCGGTGCGAAGGGTTGACGAAGAAGCTGGCAACCTGATCCACGAAGGCGAAGGCGAGTTCCTTGCCTCCGCTCATGATCAGGATGGCGATGGTCATGTAGTAATGCAGGATGAGTTGGACACAATAGGCGTTGTCGAGTGTAGTTTTGTAGGTGTTGCGCGGGTAGAGTAGGGTGCGTCTCCGCTTGCGTCCGATGTGGAGTTCGGCAACCGTTTGGGCGGGGTCTATCTCGGGGAAAAACTGAATGGCCTCATGGTGAACGGCTTCGTCTATCAGGCAGTACCCTAGAACGTAGCTGAGAGCGAGAAGGTTGCTCTTGCAGCATCGCCTCCCGTCCTCCTTCACTTCATCGTTGTGTAAGACGATATCGGTTAGCTCCTCCCGCCAAGCGCGGTTGTCGCCACGCTCGGCGGAGGGGTCACGAAGACGACGCCAGTTGAAATGCTGGCTCATCGGGTTAGTGGTGTAGGTTGGCTAGGGTATAGCCAAACAAGACAAGGCAAGCCATGGCTACGGCGGTGAGCGCCCCAAGCGCAATGTTGTCTGAGGGCCTTCGAGGCGAACCCTTCCGGCGCTGCCGGGTTCTCCAACTGACGTAGACGGTGAGAATGCCCAAGATGATAGCGGCGATGCCTACTCCCATAATCTTCTCCTTATGTCCCGCATTTAGCCGCGTGTCCTGCGCCCCATAGGGTCGCTGCTGTGCCACCCCATAGACTAAGCCCTTCCCAAAACGCGAAGGCCAAGACGCCAACTCCAGACATAACCGCGATGGTCGCGAATATCAGACCCACGCCCAAGACTATAAGGCCATCAGTCTGACAGTTGTAGCCCCCGCTATCCGGTGCGTTGGGCTGGTTGGGTCTCTGGAGTACGGCATATCGAAGGTGCGCCCGCTGTGGAGGCGGGCGGCGGTGGGGAACCATCTTGACGGGTTGTGCGGCGGCGGCGATCTGAGACATTCGGTTGCACGTTTGCATGGTGCGGGAGAGCAACCCTGTTACCCCTTGGGTCTGGAGGAAGGCGACGGCGGCGGCGGTGCTCGCAGGATCGTTGCCTAGCAGGTTGAGGCAGCTTTGGACATCGGAGAGTTGAGCGCCGGGGTTGTACGCCTGCCACTGCTGCAAGACGGCGGTTGCGTCGAGTCCGGTCAGGTCGACCGCCCCTACACCTTGAATGGCTGGAATCAACTGTGCATCCAGATTCTTGTTATTCCAGTCGTTCATGACGCCGCTGTAGTTATTCAGTAAGCCAATCCAGTCACTTTGACTGGCTGTGCCGCTTAGTGCGCTGGTGCCGATATAGGCGTGCCATGACACCATATCGTTAAGCAGGTTGGGGTCCGGGCCTACGGACGATTGGGCGAAGAGTTTGGGGGCAAACCCTTGCACGGCGGCGTAGCTTGAAGCGGCTGCGCCGATTGATAAAAATGCTCTGCGATCCATAGCAAGTACCTCATAAGAATCGCTATTTATATCACGCCTCCGGCTCGTCCGGTTCAATCGGTCCCATGTGCTGCTCCACATGCTTGCCAAGCTCGGCGGGATTGGGACCAACGTTGTATTCCTTCTCCGCGCTTTGCCCGTCCTGCGGGGGCTGGCCCTTGCTGTCGCGGAGTTCATGTTTGGCGATGTAGCCGTTCTCGCTGCGGCGGAGATGCATTCCATGGGCGTGTAGTTTCTTGCCCTTGCTGCTGAGAACTTTGGCGGCGGATTCGGCGGGTGAGTCCATGCCTCTACCTCTTTTCGGTGAAAATTAGGGTTATCCAGTCCGTCTTTTTTTTTTGGCTTTTTTGCGCGGTACTCCGGCTTGCCTGAGACCAACCGCAACCGCTTGCTTCAAGGCGCGTTTGCGGCCTTTTTTTGCGGCCGTTTTTTTAAAAGTTTTTCCCTTGGTAAATTCGCGGATGTTGCGGCTCACGTTTTTCTTGCCTTTGCGTCCCGGCATAACTACACTCCCGCTCTACCGGCGAACAGCCAGTACAGCACCCAAGCCAGGGCGACGACGTAGACGGCTATTTTGATGGGGATGCGAACCCGCTCATTGAACACTAGATCGCAGAGCGGCACGATGATGTAGGCAACCAACAGAATATCGACAATCAAGAGCATGACGCGCCTCCGGTTGGCCCCCGGACGCGCCTTCAGGTGCGCCTGAGTGCCTGTCTAGCGAGGTTGGCGGTGAAGCCATCCTCGAACATTACGTGCGCTATCTGAAGTGATTGGCGAATGATCTTCACTCGCTGCCCCTTGCGCCCTAGGCGGTCCCAAGCGAGGACATAGGGGAAGGGGGTTGGCTGCGCTTCGGTTTGGGGATTAGGCCCAAGCCGCATCACGGCGGTCTTGAGCATATCATCCCATTTCCTCTCTTCGCTCGTTCTATCGCGCTTTTTCATCCGCGTATCTCCAGAATGTCAAGCGCGTACCGCTGTTGGTCGCGGTTCGCGGCGGCTTGCATGATGGTGCGGATGGAGCGGGCGGTGCGTCCCGCTTTGCCGATTACCTTGCCGGTGTCGGTGGGATGGACCATGACGCGATAGGTGGTGGTGGCCTCGCCGTTGGCGATAACCTCGATCCTGCAATCCTGTGGTCTGTCGATGAGGCTTTGGACGACTAGCCGTAGCATGACTTCGATGTGGTTGCTGCTCTGCATTTAGTTCTCCAGTTTGCTAAGTTTTACCATCTCTCCCCAACACTTCTCTAGCTCGGCCTTCGATAGTAGCTTGTCAACGTACTCTGCGGCGGGGTTCTTTGACGTTGGGATTGGGAACCCACGAATTTCCCCACCCGGATTGATGTTGAGGTCACGCGCCCGCTGGCAAGCGTGCACGAAGCCAAAGGCGCGAACGATGACGCCTCCAAGAAACGAGGGACCGGCATAGGAGAGATACCAAAAAGAGGTCGCGCCCTTGGTCTGCTGGCGCTCCTCTTCAATCAGGTCTCGGTTACGCTTCTGTAGTTCCGCTAAGGTCAGGTGTCGTGTGGTCATCGCTCGGCTCGGTTGTGGGTTTGGTTTTGGGGCCGCGTTTCTTGGGCGGGTTGGCTTTACGATACTCCCGCTCGGCAAGCTCCTCCGGGGAGAGTTCGGATTCGGGCGGCGGGTTCTTCTCCTCCCATCGTCTCCAGCGTTGAAAGCGGCTGCGCTCGGCCATGGACGCGGGGCGGCGGCAATAGCGGCACTCCCGCAAATCCTGTTTGCTGCGCCTCCAGTTTTTTCTAAGGTCGCTACACTCTTTGGTGCAAGTGATGGCGTGTTTGGGGCGGTCGGCGGGGATGATGTTGCCGCACATCACGCAATGCGGAACGACGTTGCTGTAGTTATCGACTCTCATTTTTCCTTTCGGGTTACGGTGTATTCGGTACGGGGGTTGGCGCGGTCGTTGCGAATCACGTCACAAACGCAATGCGCGAAGGCATCGGAGTGGATTACACCCGCGTACACAAGGGCGTCGAGTCCCACCTTATGGAAGTTGTCTTCATCGCCCTTGTTGCGGGGTCCAAGTACCACGGTCATGTGGATGTCGTAGGCGGTTTTTTTCTTGAGTGCATCGGGCGGGGCGACGGTGCGGCCTTGGCTGAAGATGGCGACGGCATCCCTGTACGCCTTGGCCTCGGGAGTGACCTTGAAGCCTCGGCGCGGGTAGCCGTTGCGGTCGCGGTAGACGCAGGGAGCCTTGTAGTGATTCCCGCTTGGCGGTCGCAGGTAGGGAACCGTGAATGTAACTACATCTTCAATTCCGCTTGACATAACTACACTCTATAACTACAACTGTGGCTATGGCAATGAAAAAATCGGCGTCTGAAATCAGGATCAATAACTATGCGAAAGGGGTGGGAAGGCGGTCACGGCGGCGTACCGGCGTCATCGTCCAGTCCATCCGCCTTTTGTCAGTCGATAACAACCAGCTGCACGACGCGGCGAAGGCGGAGGGCATCTCCTTCAACGGTTGGGCAACGAAAATCCTCACGCGGGAAGCTGCAAAGGTTCTCAAGCGCAAAGAGGCGGCAAAACAGAAGAAAGTGACGGAGGAATAATAACTTGGCAAAAACAAGCGTACTGGCTAGGGACACTCGCCCATCGAGTAACAGCAACGCGGCTCTCCATCCGCAACCGAAAGACCCCCGGATGGAGTTGTTTTATTTGCTTGGCGTCCTGCGCGGCTCCGGCGTTGACAACGCGGTTCGCATCGCAGAGTTGGTTAACGAACTACTTATCCCTGCGGCTGCGGCTGCGGAAAGTACAGGTGAGTGATGGCGACGTTGTTAAGGGCTGATGGATCGGCGGAGGAGAGTTTGCTACCGTCGAACGGAGTTAACTGGAACCTTTCTGAACTGCAAAACTTGGTTGGCGGCTACATCGAAGTTCTCAAGACGACCGATGGTAAGTTTTTGGTGGTCGATGAAGAGGGTAAGCTGAAGCGGAAGGCGCTGAACATTGCGGCCACGCGGATATACCAGCATGGGCGGCGCGATCCGGTTGCGGGCGATGCGGTTGTGATCGACACTCGGTTGGAGATGAATGGGCCGGATGAAGAGGAGGAGCCGGAGGCTTAGTGTTTAATCCGTTTATACGCGATGGCTATACCGGGCGGTTGCCGACAAGGCTCTGCCCGGTTTGTTCTTGTAAGCTCGACGCCGTTACTAGCATGACCAGCCGGGAGGAGCCGGTGGTGGGCGATTTCACCGTCTGCATCGAATGTCATTCGGTCCTGCGCTTCGGCTTGGGAATGGATCTGATAAAAAGCTCGCTGCTGGAGGTTCCCACTCACCTGCGGGCCGCGTTTGCGAAGGTGATTCGATGCATGGAGGCGATGCCTCCGCTGCCTCGGAAAAAAAATAAAAGTTCCTGATTTGTCAACGATGTAGGGTTGAACCTTAATCGTTAACCCTTAATTTGCAAACACTTGCATAAAAGGGGTGGTGTGCATATAGTCTCGATCTGTCTATTGGGCGGCGAGTCCAAAGACTTTTGAGGCTAAACGGCGGTTCGCTACCGCCGCAGTGGTTGGGGGAGTCTGATACCTCCCCCTTCCAGCCCCATGTATCAGCCGGGGAGTGCCAATGCATGACGTTCCACAAAACGCCAAAATTTTGAGATTGATTTCTTCACTGCGGGTCTGTGCGATACCGCAAAGTAAAAGCGGCTGTGAGTTCTCTTCAGAAATAAATCCTGAAGTTCCCTCCAGCCGCTTCCACCTTAAACGGTAGAGAGGTTAGGCCGAACACCTAACCCCCCTCGAATTGCTTGCCAACTTACCGAAGTCCAAAACTCCTATGCGCGACCAACGCATGGAACAGGAGATTTGTATGCCCGAGGCCGGACACATGACGACGCTAACAAACTCATTCCTCGCTGTCAACCCTTCCAGTTGTGAATCTTCAGTAACCCGGCTGGCGCGGGTCTCCTACGCCTTCGTCCCCATGCCTCAGAACATCGGGGAAGTGTT